AAACCAAATCGCCAATGATGCTCGCGGGCCGGGTGCCGTATGCGTTGCCGTTGATTCGCAGATTGCCCGGCGGATAGGGCCGCAAGTAGCGCGAGCGCGTGGTCAAATCGTTTTCGAGCGCGTCGCTGAGGGCGAACGTGCCGAGGTTGTTGCTCGGCAAAAATTTCGCCTTGACCGTGAGGTCGCCGCCGTATGCCTGGGGTTGGGTGAATTGCTCGGCAAGCGTGAAAAAAAAGACGACCGCGCCTTGCGCATGGTCGGCGGGCACGGTGTCGAGCACGCCGCGCAAAATATCGGAAATCGCGACCGAGCCGTCGGGGTTAACCGTCTCGACGCGCCAACTAATGATTTCGTCGTCGACGAGCGCGAGGTTTGCGCCCGCAAATAACCCGGTGACATCGGTCGAGGTCAAACTCCCGAGGTCTGCACCGCTCGCGTCGATAGTGAATCCAGTCGCGTCGCGGGCGAGCGTGGCCGCGGGATAGAGGGCGGTGAGCAGGCCCGCCGGGCAAAAATTAAAGAGGTCGTTGGTGAGCACGTCGCCCGCGCCGAAATCCTGCCAAACCTCGAAGTCGGTCGGCGTGGCATCTTGCCGCGAGCAGAGCGCGTACACCCACAAACCGAGGGTGAGCCCGCTTATTGTGCTCACGCGCGCATAGGGAGCCTCACAGAGCCGCTGAAAAATCGGGGCAAGGGGTTCGCCCACGGGATTCACCCATCCGCTCGGCGGCGGGGCTGTAAAGGCCGCCGCGGCGATGCCGAAAACGTCCTCGACCGCCTCGATGGTAATTTTGCCGTCGGTGAGTTGGCCGTAACCGATTTTTGAAATGCGGAACACGAGGGCATTGATACCGAGCGGGGCCCAAGTGAATTTGAAAACGCCGTTTTGCCGCCATGCCCACGCGACGCGATTGGTCGTGAGGGTGAGTTTGCCGAGCGGATAAGACATCGGCTTAATTGCGCGCATGGCCGTCAACGTGGCCGCGTTGCCGTTCGATAGCATTTTGAAATCGAGGGTTTGCGCGCGGGTCTCGCCCGTCACGACGACATTTGCGAGGTCGTGCGCTTGCACCGTGCGCACGTTGAAATCGGCGTCGCGGTCGAGGTATTGCACGAAAACTTGATTGATAGTTTCGCGCCATTGTGCCCGCGAAAATTTCGGCGTGTCGAGCACGTTGTCGACGGTGAGCACGGGAATCGTCGACGGGTCGTAGTCCGCGCGAGTCAATTTGAGCGTCCATAATCCGGTCGTGGGCTCGACGTACAGCACCCCGTCAATGTGCCGCAAGATTTCGGAAATGTTCGAATCGCCCGTCGCGTCTTGGTCGAAGTTGACCGAGATGCCGATTTGTTCCGCGGCGAGCGTCGTCGCGGCGCTTTTGAAACTGTCCTCGTCGACGAGCAGAGGCGAAACGCCCAAGCCGTAGTCGACATTCGTGAGTAAATCGTAAATCGCGAATGGGGCATTGGCGTCGGCGCTTCCATCGCTCGCCTGATTCAGTTGCGCGATGCTCGGGCCCATGCCAAACGGGTCGGGGCATCGCCGCAAAACAAAATTGATGGGTTTCGGATAGCTCGACGTTCCCACATAAAATTGCTTGAGCACCGCGTAGCAGAGTTTCGGATAGCTCGGCGACACGCGCGACGGCGTCGTCACGATGGTGAATTGGTCGCCGATAACGAAAGGAATCGACCCGGTCGTGATGAGGAAATTGATTTTGGTCGACGAAAACGAGACCGAGGCCCAAGCGTCGCCAATGTGCCCGGAGACCGACCCGACGACGTGAAATTTCATTTGGTGCAAGAACGTGTCGAAACTGTAGGCGGTTATCGTGATGGTCTCGTTAAGACTCAACGTGCCCGCGGCGATGAATGCGAGGTATCCGTTGCCCGAGCCCGAATAGGTCGGGATGCTCGGCAAAGCGGTTTGTTTCGCCGACAAGTACGGGTCGCTCCCCTGTGTGCCGCGGCCAAAGTAAAAATTGATTTCGCCTTTGAGACCGCCCGCGGAATGGTCGCCGCCGTAGAGTTTGGGCATGTTTACCGTGAGCACCGTCGGGTCGGTGCCGCTCGCGGTGTACTCGACGTTTTTGCTGTCCGATTCCATGCTGATAAGCGCGTCGACCGGGCCTTGGCAGAGCACGTATTGGACGCCGATGTAATAGCGGTATCCGATGAGCGTTTGCGCGAGGTAGAACGTGCCGAGGTTGCCTTGCATGATGGGCACGCTTTTCAAGTCGCCCCACCAAACGACATTGCCGCCCGTCTGATTCACCGTGCCGTAAATCACAGGAATCGGGCGGCCCTCTTCGGCGGTCGGGAAACTGAAATTGCCCAAACCGTCGGGGCGATTTTTTTGCCGCGAGGCGAGCAGAGCCGACGCGAAATTCACGGCAACGGTGAGCGCGAGCATAATCCAGAAAAACATTTAGGAGATGGCCTCGGTGAATGGATTCGTTATCGGCGTCAAATCAAAGCCGAGAAAATTCGGCACGTTGTTGTATGCCTGACAAGCCGCATAGGTTAACTGGCAACCGGGCACGGCCTTGTAAGCCGCGCCCGCGGCGAGGCCCGCGATGGGCGCGAGCAGGGTGATGGTATTGCCCGCGTGGGTGACAATCATGCGAAATTCGTTGCCGACTTTGAAATATCCCGCGGCCAAACTGAACGGCAATCCCACAAATCCCGCCGACGTGACGGTGATGCCGTCGGCGCTCACGGTCGCGACCGTGCCCGTCGAGGCGAGCGTGTCGATATTGATGCCGCACCCCGCGTCGCCGAAAATATGCACACACGGCATCTGAAAGCCTTGCTTGGGCACGCGGCGCTGTAAAATGTAGGCATCGGAGTTAACTGTCATATCGCACATATCGTCGAACGTGGCGCTCGCGACCGTGCCTTGGAAAAGCAAAACGACCTCGGGGTCGCCGAAATGCCCGCCGAAAACCTGTAGCGTCATGGGCGAGGGCGTGAGGTACGGAATGAGCAATTGCGCGACCGCGTGGGCATTCGGGAGTTTGACGTGCATTTGCCCGGTCGTGACCTCGTTCGAGTACTCGAATTCGGTGCGCTCCAAAGTCGTTGGCTCATAGGTCGCGCCTAAATAATTTATCGCTTGGTCCGAGCTCGTGAGGAAAAACGTCGCGCCCGCGGTCACGAATTTGAATAGCTCGAACGCTTGCGCGCTCGCGGTCGATTGTTCTTGCGCGTCGTAGCTCATGGAACCTCGCGCGGTAATTCGGAAATTTCCAGCGTGGTTTGCGCCAAGTCGTTGTTGAGCCACTCGATTGTGGCCTCGTCGGCATCGAGCCGCGCAAAAACCAAAAACGAAACCATCGTGCGCGTCGCGTGAAATATTTTCCCGACGGGTGAATCAAAACCGAGCGTTTCGGTGCCGTCGCCGTTGTCGACGCTCGACGTGATTTGCCGATAAACGTTGCCGCTTTGGTCGGTCGGTATCATGGCAACGTAGCGCCGCGCTTTGTCGGGAAACATAAAGCGCGTATAGAATTCGCTCGCGATTTTGATGCCCGTGTCGGTCGCGGTCGTGTCTTGCACGAGCACGAGGTCTTGGTCCCAAGTCGGAATCCAGAAAGGCCGGAAACGTCCGAATCGCGCGAGCAGGAAAGCGCGCAAATTCGTAACCTGCGAATGACTGAGCATGAGCGACGGGAAAGGTTGCGACGTGATGGGCGTGCCGCCCTTGTCGATAACCGAAATCGGGCCCGCGCCTGGGTCGAGCGTCACGAGCGAGCGGTTGTAGTTGCGTTTCTGATTCGACGGCCAATTGGCCGGGATTTCGAGCACGTCAAAGCCGCGGTATTGCGTGAGCGAAATCGTGGGCGTCGGCGCGACTTGTTGCGCCTCGCCGGAAAAGTCGACGGAAATTTCGTCAATGCCGCTGCACAGTCGGTCGACGGAAATGCCTTTCGGCAAGCGCCCCAAAAAAACCGGGAGCACGAGCACGCCCGGGCCCGCGCTCCAATTGAGTTGGGTGGGATTCGCGAGCGTGACCGAGCCCGCGGTCAATCCCGAAATCGCGAGGGCCTCGAACGTGAAAGCGTCTTTCCAAATCGCGCAAATCCCGCCGACCGCAAATTGGCGGTCGACGGTGTTGCAAAGAATCGTGAGCGAGCCCGCCGCGGCGTCGGCGAGCAACGGGGTCACATCCGGCCACCAAGGCACCCCATAGGGTTGATTCTGCCAACCCCAAATTTGCGACTCCATCGCCGCGGCCTCGCGCGCGGTGAGCCCGCTCGCTTTGAACGCCATCGAGCGCCGGGCGAGTTGCCGCAAAGCGCGGCGTTGCTCGGCGTCCGAGTATGCCTGTAGCACGTCGGTCAAATAGCCGATGCGCTCGCTCGCGCCGCTTTCCCAATCAATCGCCGGAGAAAATAAAACGATGCGATTGCCCGTGACCGTGACGCATGTGCCGCCGATGCCGCTCACAAACGCGAAACAAATTTCCGAGGCGATATTCGGCGCGCCGCTGCGAGGCACGAGGACTTGATAGGTGCGATTCTCAAGCGCCGCGTAGTAGGTCGGCAACGGGAAAGGATTCGCAACCGTCAAATCGCCCACGCCGCTCACCGCAATCGAATCGAGAATTTGCGCGACGTTGCGAAATGTGTTCCACACGTCGACGGTGAATTGCGTGTCGGTGATGATGAAACCGAGTTTGGCGTCTATCGGGTTGAGGATGATTTTCTCGAAGAGTTGGCCGCCGAAAAGTTCGGCAAACGCGCCCGAGCGATTGACGGGCGCGGTCGTCGTGAGATAGGTGCCGCGATTCGCCGCCGCGAGCGCGCCCGAGTTGACATGCACGCCCACGCCCGCGGTGAAACTAGCGTCGGCGATGTCCGTCGAGAAATTCTTCGGCGGAATCTGTACGAGCCAAAACGGCAAAAGGTCCAATCCTGCGAAATCGGTCGGCATTGTCTCACTGCTTTACAACTGCGAAATTCGGAAACATTTTGTAGGTCGTCGTTCCGAGTACGTATTCGGATGCATTCGAAAAACCGATGCCGACGCCGTTGCTCCAAAAAATATTCGGAATCCACCCGAGCAGGGAAACCGCGCCGCTATCGCGTTGCGCAAACATAAGCACGGGCAACAAATTCGCGCGACCATCCGCCGAGCTCGTTTGATTGACTTGCCAAGCGTTACGCGGGCCCGAGGCGAGGCCGTCGGTATAGCGCGGAGCGACGAAAAGCGGGTTGCCGCCTTGCGATGGCGGGCCGACCGCGCTTTGTACAAACTTGCCCGTGTAGCCCCATGACGCGCCGCCGTTGTTGTTGCCCACGGCGAGCCAATTTCCGGTGAACGTGTCGACATCGGCGCGCACGAAACAATTTTGCGATTGGTTGAAATCCCAACAACCCGGACAAGCCGAGGTGTCGGTCACGCCATACGCGGGCGACGGAAATGTCGCGCCGAATCCGCTCGTGCTCCCAAAAAAATATGCGCCGCCGGGCGTCCATGCGCCCGCTTTCACGAGTTGACCGAATCCCAAATGATTGTAGACCGCGGGCGTTTGCTCGATGACGAGCACGACGTTGTCGCCTGTCGCGTCGCCGAAAAAATAATAGTTTTGAATCGAGCCCGCCGGGAGTGCCGCGGCGACGCCGACGTTATAGGTTTGCCCTTGCGCGATGGGCCCGCCCGCTTGTGATTTCCAGTCGGAACCGCTCGCGAATCCCGAGCCGCAGTACATCGCGATACCGTAACCCGCGCGCCACATCCCGCCGCCCCAAATCGTGCCGCCGGATTCATTCATAAACGCGCGCAAGTTTACAAAGTTGCCGCTCTTGTGCAGGTGCGCGCGCCATCCCGCGCCGTCCGACTGGCTCATATCTTGCGTCCAACCTATCGACACGAGCCACGTCACGATGGTTTGCAACAAGTTAATCGGCGAGGTCGCCGTTCCGGTTTGGTAGGACATCGCGCGCTCGCTTTCTAAATCAATCGCACCGCGGCGAAATCGTTTTGCCCGTTGCGGAAAACATTTTGCACGACCATGTATTTCGCGTTGCCGATAGTGACGGTATTTTCCGAGCCGTTCGAAAATCCGGTGATGGCCGCGAGGCCGTCGAGCTCGCCCCAAATATTCGGTACGGTCGGATAGCAGTCGCCGAGCACGATGGGCAAGAGGGCATAAGAGCCATCGAGATTCGTTTGCCAATTGCCCCACGCGCACATATACGGCCAAATTTTCCCGCACGGGTCCGCCGAGCTCGAATCGTTTTGCCGCTCGAATGAGTGCCAGATTCCCGCGGGCGTGCGCATTTGCAAGCCGCTCGAATTTTCCACGTTGATATTGCCCGGGCAACCGTGCGAGGGGTTTTGCATTTCGTTGCCCGTGTAACTCCATCGCCAGTTGGCGCTCGTGGCCGCGGGCTCGGCACCTATCCATTGCAGGTTGCCGCCGACAATCAAAGGGTAGGGGAAAATCGCCGGGCTCACGTATTGCGACAAAAACCCCAAATAGCCCATGACGTAAACAGACGATACCTTAGCAATAAAGATAACTCGACGGCCGCTCGCTATAAACCAGTAGGGCATGGGATTGTTCCAAAGTGTCGTCACGGGCGAGGCATGAATTTGCCCGCCCGGGCCGCCGATGTATCCCGCCTGATTTTCGAATGCGAGCGCCGCGTCGAATGCGGTGAAACCGCCGAGCCGCCAATTGTAATAGTCGCCTGTAGAGTTGGAAAAAACTTTCGCGCCGACGAGGATTTCGCTCGTGCCGCCGTCGCCGGGCGCTTGCCAAATCATCTCAAGGCCCGCAGAGCGCCGCATCGAGGTCCACTTGGGCGCGGTCGAAAACGTCCAAGCATCGCCCGAGACAAACGCGGTCGAGCCCGCGGTGATAAGAAAATTCACTTTGGAATTCGCGAACGCGGTGCCGACGGTGCCCGTGCCGAGCGAGCCCGAGCTCGACCCGGTCACGGTGAACGCGGTCGACGAGGTCATGGCGACGGTAATGTTTTCCGCGATGCTCGACGCGCCGCCGATGAGCGCCGAAATAATTCCGTTGCCCGTGCCCGTGTAGGTCGGATTCGTCGCCATTCCTTGAGCGGTCAAGAATGTATCGAGTTTATTCAGCAAATCCGCGTGGTCGGTTGCTGTGCCCGTTGCCCATGACATGCTAGTCGCTCCTTTGGAGCGCGCGTTGCGCCGCCTTTGGGTTGTTGGACAATTGCTGCAAAATTATTTTTGTCGCTTTCTTCGAGCCAAGCGACCGCAGAATCAAACCGTCGTCGAGGCCGATGCCCATGTTTATCTCGTGCGAGGTATTCATATCGGCGCTCGCGAGCCCGCCCGCGGCGAAATGCAACGGCGCGCCCTCGGTCGCGACGCCGCCGCTCATGCCTTTATTTATCGCCGAGAGATTGGCCTCGCCGAGCGCCTTGACGCTTTCCGCGGACATCACAAACTCGCCCGACGAAAGCATCGCCGGGATTCTGTCCTCGGTCGGGCCGCCGGGCCCCATGACCGCGCCGCCGCCCGCAAAATGCAAAGCGCCGAGCAGGCCGCCCGATGGAGCCGCGCCCGCCTCGGGAAAAAACGCGCCCATGAGCAATTTATTTATGAGCATTTGCGTCAGAATTTGCTGTAGCGATTGCAACACCGAGCCCGCGAGCCCGCGCATGGCCTCGCCGAATGAATGCGCGCCCTCGATGCCGCGCGTGAAAAAATTTTCGAGGTCGCCCGTCAATGCCTGCTCGGCGGATTTTTGAAAATTCTTCATATCATTCGGCAATTGCTGGATTGTTTTCTGCTCGACCTGCACGTTTTTGTTTACGTCTTGCGTTGCTTTTATGTGCGCCTCGTTGGCGATGCCGAGGGCTTGCTCCGCGGTTTGGAGCGCCTGTAGCGCCGCGGCCTCGTCTTGCAAGGTTTTGAGGTATTCCTGCTCGGCGGCGAGCCGTTGCGCTTGCGCATCGCTCGGGGTGATTTCGCCCGCGAGCACCTTGGTTTGAATTTCCGCGCGTTGCTCTTGTAGTTTCGATTCCGCCGCGGCGGCGTTGGCGCGTATGGATTGGAAATCCTTTTCGCGGGCCTCGGCGGCCTCGCGGCGGTCGAGCTCGGCTTGCGTCAATTCGCCGCGTTTCACGAGTGCGGCGTTGGCGGTTTCTTCCAGTTGCTCGCGAAGTTTTTGCGCCGCCTGCAAATTGCCTTCGAGCTCCAAAGTTTTTATTTGAAATTCGAGAGTTTTTTCCTGATTCGCTTTCGTCTTGGCCGCGCCCTCGGCGTCGATAGCTTGTTGCCCGCGACTCGCCGCCGCCTGGGTCGCGGCGATTTTCGCGTCAATGTCCGCGAGCTCATTCGAAAGCGTCGCTTGCTTGGCCGCGTCGGGTGTCTTGCGCGCGGTCTCGCGCGATAGGTCCGCGAATGTCGCCGCCCGGGATTTTTGCAGAGCCGCGACCTCGGCGGCGGATTCGGTTGTTAGGAGCTCGCGCCGCCGCGCGAGATAGGCCGCGAGGGTGAGCTCGCCCTGCTCATACGATGCCTTGGCGGCCTCGTCGCCCGCGGTGAAAGCCTCTTTTTGTACCGCGAGCTCGCGTGCCGCCTCGCCTTTCGAAAACGTGAGCAGGGCCGCGGCGGTTGCTTCGGCAAGTTGTTGCCGCTTTTTTTCCGCCTCTTGCGCCGCTTTGATTTGCTCGTCGCCGATGTGCGCCGCGGTGATGGCTTGCTGCTCGTTGAGCTCTTGGATTTTCCGGTCGGCGGCGGCCTTGGCAATGAGCCTTTCATTTTCGACGTGCTGGATTTGCTCGACCGAGGGCGCGGCAAATCCGACGACCGCGCCGCCGATGCCGCCCGTGAGTAATCCCGTCGCGGCGTTTTTCAGTTGCTCCATAAAGCCGCCGGGCGGTATCGGTTTGCCGATTTCCTCTTGCGCCGCTTTGAGTTTCTCGATGGTCTTGTCGAGTTCCTTGTTGGTGTCGGCGAGGTCGAGCAAATGGGTTTGTTCCGCGGTCAACCCGACGCGCGCGTATGCCTTTTCGAGCTCGGCCATTTTGGCGATGTGCGCGATGAGTGCTTGATTGTCGGCGGCGATGGCTTTCGCGTCCTCTTTCATCGCGTCAGTAAAAATGAACGTGTCGGCAATCGCCGCGCTCATTTTTTCGGCAAACTGCGCAATCACTTCGGCGAAACCAATCGCCGCGGCAACCGGAAAAGCCGCCGACAAAAGCGGGCCGAGCGTCGTCGAGCTCGCGAGCACGCCCGCGAGATGCCGATTCAGATTGACGCCTAATTCCTCGGCGAAGAGTTTCGCCGCGCCGCGCGACTCGTGCATCGAGCCCGCGAGCCCGCCCTCGGCCTCGGCGGCCTCGGTCGCGGTCGCCGCGGTTTCGAGTTGCGTGGCCGCGAGTTGTTTCAGTTGCGTGTTTAGTCCGCTAATCGCCGCCGATAGGCCGCGGTCCTCGGCGGTCAATGCGACCGAAATGTTTGGCGGTGTGCCCACGTTAGACGCCTTTCAAAATCTTCGGCAATTGCGGCGGTTTCCCCTTGTGTTTCACATAGGGCGCGACTATCGCCCACAAAAGCAAATCGACGTAATATTTCGCGCGCTCCCTTTCTTTCAGAATCGCCACAAACGCGAGCATCACATCGCGGAGCGGCCAATCGAGCACGACCTCGACGCGCGCCGGGTCGAAATTCGCGACCTCGCGAATCATGGGGCCGAGGTTTCCGAGGTCGGTTGCTCCGCGCTCGACGTATCGCGGCCCTTTTCGGTCGGGTTCGAAGAGGTCGGGGAAGTCGTCGAGGATACTTCCCCAAATCTGAAAAAAACGAGCACGAAATCGAGTAGGTGCGCATTCATTCGTTGTTGCTCGTCGGGGTCGCGCGACTCGGCGAAAATTTCCGCGTTGCGCTCGGCGTCCTCGCGTTTCCACGTTTTGCCTTTCTCGGTGAGCAACCCCGCGAGCAATTTGTATTTTCGCCCCGACTCCAAAATGCGATTGACGCACGCCTCGGCTTTGTTCGCTTTGGTCTGCACGTCGTCGCTCGGCGAATTGGTCGCGAGGATTTCCGACGCGCCCGATAATCGCAAATTCACCGTCACAAAATCTTGTTGCCGCGCGGTGAGGACTTGCGTCACGCTTTCGAATTCTCTCCCGTCTAGTTTGATTTCCACGTCGGTCTCTCTTTCGAAAAATTCCGAAAGGCCGAAACCTGTCCCCGGATTTTACAACCCGAATTTCGGCCCTCCGGTTTCCCCGCTGCGCTCGACCGCCGAGACCGTAGCAGAATGAGCGCGGCAAGTTTTTGTGCGGGGCATGTTTTGGTCTCGCGCCCCGCGGAAAAAAATATCAGAGAAAATACTGCAAGCCATAAGGCGAATCGGGATGATGCGCCGTATCGTCGAGGATGCTTCCCGTGAGCGTCCAATTGCCGTAGTCGTCGGCGATGAAACCGACCGCACCGCTCGGATTCAGGTTTACAACCCAAATATCCATGCCGATTTTTTGCCCGTCGGTCGGGTCGGGCACAAAGGTTAGTTTGCCTTTCACATAGGGTTGCGTCGCGGGCGCGACCGAGTTGACCGTCGCCACAAGCGTTTTGTAATTAATCGTGACCGCGGTCGTGTCGACGACGCCGCTCCCCGACGGAAAATAAATCAGGCCCATGACCGGGTCGGCGACAACGTAGTCGGTGCCCTGCACGAGCGGCGTGCCGCCCTGATTCACGACGGTGTTTGCCGGGAGCGAAACATCGAGATTCATATTGACGGTACGGAAATACTTTCCTTTTTTCGTGGCCGTCGCGCTGGCGAGGGGCTCGGCGCTGATGGTCGCCGACGTGCCGATGATTGGCACGACGCCCGCGGCCATCATCACAATCGCCATGTGCGCCGCGGAAAAATCCGTGCCCTCGATGTGAACGGTTGGCTCGCGTTGCTTGAGCGCCGTGGCAATGAGCGAAACGCTTTTGTTTAACGATTGATATAGTTTCGCGAGGTCGTCTTTGATTTCGACTTCTAATTTCCGACAGTTGCCGAGATGCTGTGAGCCAGTCAAATTCCCCGATGCGTCGAACACATCGAAGAGAATCGAGCCCTTCCCAAGCATCGGCAAATGCGGAACTGGATACACTAATGCTCCCATAGCATCCCTCCCTTTCAGAGTAACGGGTCTTTCTTCGTCGGGTCTCCCGTCGCCGTCCGATATTTCACCGCGAAGTGAACGCCCATCGCCGCGACAGGAATCTCGCCCTCACGGGAAAATCTTTCTGTGCCTTGTTGCTGCACGCCATTCGCGAGCCCGCCGAATTTCTCGTCGGCTTTCATCGCTTTCACACACCAGACATAGAGCGGGTCGAGCGCCGTCTCGGGGCCGACATCGAGCGCGCCTTGTGCGCGACATTCGAGAATTACTTGCATGTCAAATTCGCTGAGAGGCGCGCCATAGACTTGCCCCGCGAGTGGTTTCGGCATGGTATCGCGCACGAGGTCGATGAAAATTGCGGGCAAACTTTCTTTCTCGATGGGCCGGATGCGGTCGAAATAAATCGTTACGTCCGACGGTTTGCCCGTTGCATTGAGCGCCGTCTCGATGGCGCGAAGGATTTGCAAACGAATCGACGTTACGACTACGGGTGCCGCCGCGACGCTTCCCGCCACAAAGTTCGAGAGTGCCGAATCGGCGACGACGGTGTCGCTGAATACCGCGACCGCGACCGAGCCGCTAGTGTGTGTCACCGCGGGCGGGCCGCTCCAAAGCAAGACGCCATTTTGCTCAACGTATAACGTGCCATCCAGCATCGCGACCGTGAATTGGTCGCCGACGTTCACCGTTACGGGCATGGTAAAAAGCGGCAAGCCTCCAAAACCGTAGTCCTCAAATATGGCAATCGTCGGCACGCCGCCGTCGAGGTAAAGCAAGAACAAATGGCCTAAATTGCCCGTTGCGTCGACGAGCAAGCCGACGCCGATGGTCCCGTTGCCCGTCGGAATTACCGCGACGGTAAATTGCGCGTATTGATTCACGGGCAAGGCCGCACCGACAAACACCGAGAGACCGATTCCGCCATCCGCCGCGGCGTGAGCTTGACCGTCGAGCGCCTGACACGCGCCCCATCCGTCGCTCGCCGTCGCCCATTGCGCCGGGTTGAGCGGATTTGCGTTCGGTGTGAAATCATCCGAGAAAAGCGGCGTGAGCGCCGGGAGCGTGCGCGGTGCCGCGCTTGCTGGCACGGTGCGCCGCGCGCGTGTTCCGCGAATTGGTCGAAACGTTCTCATTCTTTCGCTGGAGCCACCCATCCGCCGCCCGCCGGGTCGTAGTAAGTACCTTGCGCCTGGGCCGGGCCGCGTCCGTTAATTTGCGCGTTGCGATTGGTCCAATATTGCAGCAACGAAATTTCGTTGGCGTTGGCGTCGTTGTTGTAGGGCAATTGAATCGTCGTGCGTTCTTCGAGCACGTTGCCGTCTTGAATCGCCGCATTTTCCGCCGCCGATGCGCCCGCCCATGCGCTTCCCGCGGTCTTGGGTTGCTGTCCCGATTGAATCGTAAACCAAAAAAGGCAATCGCTCGGCACCCATAGACCGTCGGAAATGCCCACGCCCATCACGATAATTTGCTTCACTGTCCCACCCCCAAGAGTGCTCTGCTTTGCCCGCTCGGAGCCTTGACCGCGACGGAATTCACCCACGCGGGCACGTTGCCCGTCCAAGAGAAAGTCGGAGCGACGCTCGATTGTGGCGTCGTGACGAGCCGATGCGACGCCGCGCTTATGCAAGTCGGCACGCCCGTCGCGTCGAGCGTATCGGGCGCGGTCACGTTAACGGGTAGCGTCAAATTAAATTGCGTGATGCCGAGGTAGTTCAGAATCGCCGTGTTCGCCGCGGTCGTCGGATATGAGGCACACGTAATCGTCGCGGTGTTCGTCGTCTTTTCGAAAAAATTAAACGAATCAAGCGGCGCGCTGAGGTCCGCGCCGTCGACATCCCAAAACGACGCCGCGCCGAAAAGCTGGCCGCCTATCAAACATTGGATTTGGTTCGTTGCGCTCCCTCGGCAATTTTTCGCGTACCATGCGCCCGCGAAAAACGTGTTTATCGCCAAGGCTTTGACCGCGAAAAGCGGAATCCAAGTATTCCCCGCGGTGTCGGTCGGCGGGTTGAGCGTGCGGAGCGCGGTCGCCATAACGACGATGCAACGGCCCGCGGGTTGCGAATAGGTGCCCGTGAACAAACCGCCCGAGCCCGTGCTCCCGTTGTAATTATTCGAGAGCGCGATGAGTCGTGGGGTCAACGTCATATTTCAAACCTCGACATAGGTCAACGTGCCGCCGACCGCGACCGCCGCCGACAAATTCAAATCGAGCGTTTCGCCCGCGTTGGTTTGGAAATGTCCGACCGGAGAAAATCCCGCGGAGATGCCGCCGTTCGCGCCGAAATAGTACAGGCCGGAAATATCCGTCGCCGCGTTGCTCTGAAATTTCGCGTTGACCGCGCCCGAGCTCGTGAGGTCCCATCGCAAAACCCGAATTTTTTTGCCCGTGACCGCCGCGAGTACGTTGTTGGTGCCGAGCCCGCTCGCATTGATTTTCGCGAATTTCGGCGTGAGCGCCGTCGTGCCGTTGAAAATCGTGCCCGTTTCCGAGCTCGATGCCGCGGATTGCAGCGCCGGAAAATTCGAGACGGCGACCGAAATCACGCCCGCGAGCTCTTGATAAATCGCCCGGAGCCATCCGCGAATCCCTGTGCCCGCAATCGCGGGCGGGGCCGCGCCATCGGTGCCTAAACTGGCCTCGGTCGCCGCGCCCGCGGGTAGTGGCAGCGCCGCGGCGCTTATGGGTTGCGTAGCCGGAAAGTTTGAGACCGCGACGGCACCGCTCACGGGTTGCGTCGCCGGAAAATTTCCGACCGTGACCGCGCCCGCGACGCTTACCGCGCCGCTCGGCGTGCCGCTCACCCGCTGAACATGGCCCGCCGAATCGACGAGGCCGATTTGCACGGGCGGTCGCGTGGGCGCGACGCCCGGAGCATCCGGGCCGCTCACGACCGGGTCGGCGGGTATCCACTGGCCCGCCGTGCCGTCGTACACGAGGACCTCGCCGTCGACGGGCGGCGTGGGCGCGATGGGCGTGCCGCCGATGGAGCTCGCATCGCCCGCGCCGATAATTTCCGAGGGCTCGACGCCCGCGCCGAGGCCCGTGAATAATTTTTTGCTGTCAAGGCAAAGCAGGAGCTCGCCCTCGGCGGCGTCGGCGGGCAAATTGGCCTCGTCGCCGCGGCGAATTTGTATGATGGTTCCGCTTTCCGCCGCCGATTGAAAAGGTTTTGCCATGCTCAAAAACTCCCGCCGTCCGCGCTCCGACCGAGGCCGCCTGTGCCGTCGAATTCGCCGCCGTCGATAATGTCGGGCGGCGGAAACGGCACGGTACTGCTCGCCGTGCCTAAGAAAAGTTTAGTCGTGCCGCCGTCGCCGTATTTCAGGCGTTCGCGCACACTGTAAAGTTTGCCGTCAATCGAAACCGCCGAATCGACTTTGACATTCGGAAACGCGCTCGACCGCACCGTGAGCATCGGAACGCCGACGATAACTTGCCCGCGCAATTGGTCGCCCGCCTGTAGCTCGTCGTTCCAGTCGAGCGTACCGATGCCCGCGACGCCGTCGATAGTCACCGCGACCGCACCGACGGCCCTGAGCAGGAAATCAATTTCGTCGTCGTGCCAAACTGTGCTCAAGATTCCGTGTCTTTCCTCGATGTGACGCGGGGCGGCCCGCTCGAAACGCGGCGGGGCATGGGGTCGCCGTGGTCGGCCTCCATCGTCGTGACCGCGGTCGGCGCGCGATTCGGCTCGACATATTTCGCCGCGCCATCGCCGACTAGTTGCGCCGCTTGCCCTCTGCTCAATTCAAAAACGTCGCCGACCTGGCCCTCGACTCGGCCCTCGACGCTCGCGATAATCGTGCCGCGTAACAATTCGACTTTCACCGTTATCGGTTGCATGTTTTTTGGTCTCCCTTTTTTGCGGGGCCGTTGATTTCACGAGTGCAAGTCGCGAGGCTCAACCGCCCACGAAAGCCTTTTTTTCTCCGAGTGGTAGCAGAGAAAAAGACTTTTCTAGGTGCCGTGCTTTTTGCTCGGGTCGTGTTTGCCGTGTTCCGCCGCGTGCTCGGTGCTGTGCTGTGCCGGGCCGCCGCTTTGCTCCGCGGGTTTTTCCGTCGCCGCGGCCTCTTCTTTGGCCTTGGCCGCGTCCTCTTGCGTTTGCGCCATGCCGTCGCCAATCAAAAGATTGGCTTGCGCCTCGGGCAATGTGACTTCGGTGCCGGGCTCGACTTGCTTGCCGTCGACGATGCATGGATTGAGCACGACGACCGTTTTCGTTTTAATCGGCGGCCCGGGCATCGTGTTCGGTTCGGCCTTGGTGTTCTTTTCGCCTTCTGGTTTTTCCTGTGTTGACATTTCGCGAGCTCCCTTTCTGATTTTGAAAACGGAATTCGCGAGCCGAGTTTTCGAATCTCGGCCCGCAAATTCTGGAAAGAATTTTTATGGAATGATGTGTGAGGTGCAGACAAACGCCGATGGATAGGTGAGCACGACATCGGCGAGCATGAACGTCGTGAGCTCTATCATGCCTTGCTTTTTCAGGCGATAGGGGTCGACAACGAGCTCGAAACCGTTGCCCCACATCCCGACGATGATGGTTTCGAAAATGCCGCGGATGAGCGTATGCAAACCCGTGCCCGAGCCCATCGTGCCGTTTTTCGGGACTTGATTGGTCGAGCGCGCGGGCGCGCCTGTGACCTCGTCGTCGTCGGTCCAAATCGGCAAGGCAATCGTGTTCGCCAAGCGCGACGTGTTTTTGAGATTGGTTTTGACGCCCGGGGTCGTGAGCCATCCGCCCGTGCCGAGTTGGTCGGCGTTCACATCCTCAAGTTTTTGCGACATAACGAGGATGTCTTTCCACGTCGGCGACCATCCGTTTACCGCCGCGGGTTGGTCGTAGGTTTGCACGCCCGTTGTATTCAAAATGCCCACGGGTGAGAGTTGCGGCGTGGCGACCGCGCCGTTAATTGCCGCGAGGTCGAGGCTCAATGCCTGATTTTTCGCGAGGTCCTCGCGGACCAAAGTGTCAATGTCGACGACCGCTTGCGCGAGCAATTGCCGCGAATAGCTCGTGCTCGACTGATAGGTTTTCGGAGACGAGGGGATTTGCGAAAGTGTGAGCGCGGCATCGGCCACATCCGCGCCCGTGTTTTCACCCACCCACGAGCCCGTGACGCTTCCCGTTTGTTTCGGGAAAGCGACGTTGTCGCGCAATCCCGCGAGCGTGCGCGCGCCGAGTTCCTTGATGCGCATTCGGTTATAGAGAAACTGGATAAATTCGCCGGGCTCGATGAATACCAAAGCGCCGCCCTTGCCCGTTGCGGTCGTGTCGAGGCCCGAGCCACTACCGGGAGCGCCGCGGAGCGCCTTGTGCATGGCATAAAGCCGCGGATATTTCCGTTCGAGGTTTTCGTCGCGCGCGTGCTTGATACTCCACGGCACGAATAGCCCGCCGTGTTTCGCTCGCGACCATTGCTTTTCGAGCACGTCGGACACTTCGAGCTCGAAACAATTCACCCGCTTGTTTGTGCCCGCTTCGCTATATTCGCGGTTGCTGGCGAGCGCCATGATGCCGCGGGCGAGGTTGTATTCGGCTTGCTCCGATTCGCTCAAGCGAAAATCGTCCTCGACGCGCTCCGCGCCGGGTTGCGGCAATGCGCGCGCGTTTTTCTTTTCCACTTCGGCGAGGATGCGAGCCGAGGCGGTTTCAATGCTGATTCCTTCCTCGACCATTTTCAAAACTTGGTCGTCGGGGATGCCGTGCCGCTTGCCGAGCCGAAAAATTTCCGCGGCGGCGGTCCTTGTTTCTTGCTCTGTCGTTGCCATGATGGAGACCTCCGTATTCGGCTTGGGAGCCGGATTTTCTTTCAATTTGATTGCAGACATCCGCGCGCCCTCGCGAACCATGCGACCGTGCCCGACCGTCGGGTCCGCAGGTACAGCAACGGAACTAGCTTCGAGCGGCGTCCATCGCGTAATCCGATAGGTGTTGCCTTCCGTGTCGGATTGTTTTTCGAGCACCGCTTCCTCGGCCATGTATCCGACGGAAATGTCCTTGCGAATTCCGTCCTTGATGTCGCGTTTGACTTCTTGAGGCCGAGCGTTTTTTGAAAATCGTGGGTTGCCGCGCAATTTTTTGTCGGGGTCGATGCGGCAATTTTCGACAATGCCGATAACGTCGCGGGTGTTGTGTTCCAGCAAAAACGCGAGCCCGCGGCGCGCGCGAGACATATCGACGCTTTCGGGACTATGGTCGAGGATTTCGGTTCCATACCATCGCTTGACCGGATACTCCGAGGAAATCGCAATTTCCATTTCCTCGTCGTCGTCGCCGTCGCCGTCGCCCGCCGCGGTTCCGCCGAGAGATTCGGATTCGTCGTCTTGGCGTTGCTGTACCTCGTCGCCGCCTGGGGCCGCCGCCGCGGGATTTTCTTCGGCGCGCTTGTCCTTCGGTTTCGGCGCGGGTTTCGGCGCGGGTTTCGGTTTCGGTTTCGCGCGCATCACGACTTCGGAAATATCGAAAATGCGCGTTTGCATGTCGAGGAATTGACCGTCTTGCAATCCGTTGCGCAAAATTTCTTCGATGCTCATGCTCGCCCCTTTCTGAATTCCAGCAAGCGCGCCGCGTCTTGCGCCGTGCTTTCTTTGCCCGCGTCGGCCTCGTCGGCGGCGGGCGGCGGCGCTTCTTCGTCGGTCGCTTTGTTGATTTTCGGAGCCGCGGCGACGCCGCTAATGTCCACGTCGTATTGCTCGGCGATTTTGTTTTCGTCGGCCAGTTGCTCGACGGTTTCCTCAAAATCCTCGCCCTTTTCCGCGAGGACTTGGAAACGCGAGGTCAAACCGTTGGCGATGGCGATGGAGCTCGCTTGTACGTCTTTGAGCGGGTCCACCCACGCCCACCCGCGCGGTATCCAAACGCCCGTGAGGAATTTCGCCGGGTCGCGCGAGTCGAGCACGAGCGTGCCCGATAGGAGCGCCATGTCGAGCCACTGCTCGAAAATGCGCAAGAGAAACGCCTCGATGAGCCACGCTTGCAAGCGCCGCCAAAGCTCGCGCTCGATGAGCAGGCCCGAGCGGAGCGACGAATAATTGACGCCGACGAGGTCCGACGCGAGCGCGTTGTAGCTCACGCCGAGGCCGCTCGCGACTTGCCGCAAAAGCGCGATAACAAAATTCGGAAAAGCGTTGGCCGGGTGGTCGGGATTCCACGCGACGAATTCCATGCCCGGCGGTAAGGTCTCAATCATTCCGGGGTTAGCTTCGAGCGTGTAATATCCGGCCTTTTGTGCATCGGCATTCGGCGTTTCATACGCGCTCGGGTCGGTATAGCGGAGCCATCCCATCTTGGCCGCGCCCGTGCGCGCCGCGACGAGCTCGGCCTCGATGTATCCGCCGAGCATTTTTAGCTGCGCCATAACCGCGTGAAACCACGTCACGCCGCGGGTTTGATTGACGCGCGAGGGGTCGTACAGGTGAACGATTTGCTCGGCGGGGATGCGCTCGCGATTGAGCGAGCCGCCGTATTCCGAGGGCGGTTTGGGATTCACCCAATAGGCGACAGGCTTGCCCCATTGGTCGACCTCGACGCCCATGCGGACCTCGTTTTCGGTTTCACTGGCGAAGCGATTGAAAAGCGGGTCGACTTGGTCGGCGTCGATAAGTTGCATCGCAAAACGAAATTTGTTTTTGAATCCGGGCAACAAGCGAACAAAACACTCGCCATCTTGGGCGACCGTGCGGATTATCAAATCCTCAAGCGCCCGCATAGACAATTTGCCGTCGGCGGTGCATTCGCCGACCTTGCCGAAATCGCGCCAAGCCTGCTCGATTTTGGTGTTGATTTGCTTGTTGAGCTCGCCGCTATTGTTCCTAACTTTCGACTGGTAGCGGATGCCGTTGTCGCCGATGACGTTCGCCGCGAGCAGATTCAAATAGTTTTTGGCAATCGGGTTGTTGCGCGCGAGGTCGCGAGCGCGCGCGCGAAGCATCCGAATGTTTCCGCGAATCTCTTGGTCGCTCGACAGTAGCGTCGAAATCCAGTCGCCTGTTAACCGCGTGACGCTCGCGCCGTCGTAGAGATACGGATAGAAGCGTTTGAATCCGAAAAAATTCGCGACGCGCTCGATGAATGTGAGTTTGCCTTTCATTAGCGCCAATACCTCGGAATCGGGAAAATCCGCTGCGGTTCCGGTCGGAAAATCACGTCGTAGCTCACGCCGAGCGAGCCGGGATGCTGCTGTCGCCACACAACCGACTTATAAATGCCGACGAGTTGGTGTAGTTCGTTTGCGGGATAACTCGACACGGCGCGGCCCGCGATTTGGTAGCTCTGCACGAGCGGCGAAGTGTTGCCCGCGAGCGCCGCTTGCAGCATCGCAAGGGTTTGCTCCTCCCATGTTTGAAACGCGCCCGCCGGGGCATCCGCGGGTGAATAGACGAGGTTTGACACGAGGGTCTCGCCCGACAAATCCCACACGTCGCCCGCGGCGTTGGTGAGCCGCTCGCAATAGCGATAAGGGCCCGCGTGTAGGTCCTTGGTGTCGACAGGCTTGAGCCAAACAAAAAAACCGGGCCCGGGATTATCCGGCGCGACCGCCTCGGCTTGCTTGTTGAATTTGTCTTGCGGGCCGTTCCAATAAATCGTGTAGGTCCAAGATTCGTCGGGGTCGTTCGAGGGGAAATCGTCGAATGAGCGGGTGAATTGTACCGTCGTGCCGATGCCGAATTGAGTGGGCACCCAATCGGGAATGATAGGCGGTGTGGTCACGCCTCGGAAATCTACGGGGAAAACCCCAAGCCGTGCCACTCAAACATTACTTGAGTGCTAGGAATTGTGGGTGAGTTGCTCGACGATGCGTTTGACCGGGGCCTTTACGCGCTTATGGTCGAGCCAATCAATCGCCGAGCGAAAACTGAAATCGTCATGCCTGTAATACTCGACCGCGCAATCGACAAAGTCGACGTGCAAGGCGAGATGCGGGTCGAGCTCCGAGAAAAAAAGCCGCGGAACCGCGACGCGAATGAGCCCGGGCACGATGATGTTTTTGTGCGGGCGATTGGCTTGGTCGAGCGAGCCATCGAGAAAAAATTTGTGTTGCGGACAGTAGGCGACCAAATGCCCGCGGTATCCGGGCGCGCCCGCGGCATCGAGCCGTTCGCCTTTGCCGTCGATACCGACCGACCATGCCTTGTGCTCGTCGAGCAATTGCACGCTCGCGGGCGGAATTATTCCGGCGGCGACGAGTCGCCAAAATGATTTGTTGCCGACGACGATTTTGAGCGGCATGGGGTCGGCGTGAACGCCGAAATAATCGAGCACGCGAATCAAAATATGCGTCGAGGCGATGCACGAATCCGGGCGGAAATATTCGAGGATGATGGGCCGCGCGCACGCTTCGAGCCTGCTCAAAAGTTTTTCGAGCTTCATTAGTTGCCGACCGGGCCGTCGAAATCAATTTTCCCGAAAACCGCGAGCAAAAGGCCGCGCACCTTGGCGCGCAAGAGGGGCTCGACCTGGGGCGGCCATTCCGGGTGCATCATCATCGTTCCGCGGATGGCGACCTCAATGAGCGCGGCATATTGTTCGGCCTCGATGAGCGCCGCGCACGAGCGACACGCGGCCCATATTCCCGCGTCGACAATGTGCGCGCCGTCGGGTATCCGTTGCTCGATGAATGACGCCGCGCGACATTCCTTTTCGATTTTTACGTTTGGCTCCATGCAAAAGTCGCATCGCCGCGGTTTGACATCGCGCTTGCGCGTGCCCGCAAACATGGGCTCGTGTACGCATCCGTAGGTCGCGGGCTCGCGCTCGCACCGCGCACACCAAGGCAATACCACGCGGAGCACCGCGCCTTGCCCGGTGCATCGCACGCCGAATTCGATGGCGTGGCGTGAGAGATAGACCTCTTTCGAGCGGGTGAATCGCTCGCGACATCGAGGGCATCGCCCGGTCGCCCGCAAAGCGTTCCACTCCGATTCGAATTCGTCGCGCTCTTTTACTCTTGGGGTTTGCATGGGTCGACCGACTTTCCCAAAACCTCGGTGAGCGCCGCGGCGAGTTTGTCGACGATGCGCGCTTTCGTTTTGTTGCTTTGAAAATAATTGGTCGCAAAGCCGCGGAGCAAAAATTTCGCCTCGTCTTTACTGAGCACGACGACGACTTGAGAATCGAAAACTTTATAGGTTTTCATACCGCGGCCTTTTGTTCTGCGAGATTGCCAGAGTTGCGAGCCACAGGCCCGGCGCGCGGAAACAAACGTTGCCGTCCGCGAGCCGATGCATTTGGATTTTTCGCGTGCGGGTTTTCAGCATCCAATTATTTTCGGGCACGAAACCGGGGCGCTCGCCGACGACGACGCCCTCGGCGCGCGGCAAAGGCCGCGGCGAGTACGAGCGCCGCTCGCCATTCAAAAACGGGCAAACGCTCGCGGCGAACCATGCACAACCGGGATGCATCGCCGGGTCTTGAAATAGATGCGACCGCTTGCAGGCATCGCCGCCGATAAAAAACGCGAGCTCGCCGAGCCGCCGCCCGCAGATTCCACACAAGCGGCCCTCGAAACATTCGATGAGTTTTTCCACGTCGACCGCGCGGAAATCCGGTTTGCCGTCAACCCATAACATGACAAACGGCACGGGATACTCACCGTGCCGTTTGAGATGCGCCAAAAACGCGGGGATTATCATTTCGCCTTCACGCGGGCCGCGACGGTCTTTTCCCATGCTTCGGTTAGCTTTTGGCAATCGCCCGGCGCTGAGCCGTCGTAACCGTGGCCGCGAATTTCCGCGCCGCAAACTTGCGCGCGGTGATGCGTTTGCTTGGCGGATTCGACCGCCGAGCCGCCGAGCTCGTGCTTGACCGCGGCCAAGTAATACATGAGCACGACGAAATTATCCGCGACGGGATAGCTCGCGGCGCGTTGCTCGCGCTCGGCCAATTGATAGAGTCGCGTCGCTTCGACGAGGTCCGATTCGCGACCGAATTCCCGCGCGCGGTCGAGTGCATCCGCGGTGTCGAGAATCGACGGATTTGTCGGGGTGATAAACCTCGGGATGCTCGCCGGGTCGTGAGTGTAGGCGACCGGGGCGAGCGCGGGCGGTGCGGGCGATGCCAGCGTCGGCGCGGGCCGTTGCACGTTCCAATAGACGACGAGCGCCGCAAAAATGAGTGCTAGAGCAACAACGACAAATGTTTTTGGTCTCAAGTGATTTTTCCTTTCGCGGGCTAAGCCGCCGCGGGGCGTTTGTATCCGCACGGGCAAATGCCCGTCACTGCTGAAAAGTGATGCGATTGATAACGACGGCATCGCGTGTACTTGCGGCGCGCCTTCCACGCGAGCCGCAGGTTTTTGCGATTGGCGATTTTCTTCGCCTTGGTTTGAATACGTGAGCTCCGCTCGCCCATGCACGCCGGGCAAATCAATTCGACTTTGTGTTTCTTACACTTGGGCACTGGCCGCGCCTCGCTTTCCGGTCTCGAATAGAAAGGATAATCGAATCCGGTTGGCTCGACAAGCGTGCAGAGCTCGCACATTACTTTCGCGCGGCCTTGCGGTTCGCTTCGTTTTGCTCCGCGGCGCTGTCGCTCATGCCGCAAGCGACGACGAATGCGATGCGGTCTTTGCGCGACTTGAGCTCGCGCGCGATGGATTTGCCGAGCTCATTCAATGCGCCGACCGAGGCCCGGTCGGTCGGGCTTTCGAGTTTGCGCTCATAAGCCGATTCGAAAATCGCATCACGCGCGGCGAAAATTTGCTTGGCAATCATTCTCATTTCGTTGCTGAGCACTAGGTTTGTCTCCCGTCGTTTTGAATTTACCGCGCGCGATGCTCGCCCGTGGGTGAGCGCCGCGCGCGAGAAATTACTCTCGCGCCGCCAAGAAAGCCGCTTCTAGCGCATCCGCCAAATCGCGCAAACGCCGCGCGCGCCATTCTTCGCGACTCAGGCCGCGAAGTACGTTTTCCGTTCCGTTTGGTTTCTCCATTCTAGCTCGCCATCCTTTCGAGCAGTTCGACAATCGCCTCGACGACATACGCGACCGGGGCATCCGGCCCGACTTCCAAATCTCCGCCGTTGCCGTCCTCGTCGTTCCATCCCCACGTCCCATTGGCCGTGCCAAAACAAAAATGCGCCTCGCCGAAATCCAGTTTGATATAACCGGGAAATTCGAACGTTGCCTCAAAATTCAGCACGCGCAAATCCGCAACGACGAGCCCGAAAATGGCAATCGCCGTTAGCTTGCGACTACGACGCTCGCCGTAGTCGCCCGTGATGTACCTATCCAAACTTTCTCTTTCGCGTCCATTCATCATTTGTTGTTATCCCCCTCAGGATTTACCGCCACTGCAAGGACAGTATAAACCAATCCGTTTCGTATATCAAGTATAGGTGCTCAATCGCATGGGAGAAGGGATAGCGAAAACGACACGGGCGCGAAAACTCACTAGTAATTCCGAGCGGATTGGCTTATGAATGACGGGTCGTTGAAAGGAGACCGCATTGCCAAGAGGACAAAAATACAAAGTAAGCGCCAAGCGTAAAGCCGCGATACTCGCCGAGGTTGCCGCGCATCCCGACGAATCCATCGCCCGGATTGCGAAGCAACACAAAGTACCGTCGCACGTTGTTTACAATTGGATTTACTACGCGAAGAGTCAACACAAAATCATTCCCACTCAGGAGACAAACCGCAATGGAAACGCAAACGCCGAGCACGACAACGACGCCGCCCGTAGTCTCGAACGACACACGATATTCGCGTTCGGACACTGCCAAACGTGGCTCGAAGTCTATGCAAACTCCCTATCAATCCCTCCGAGCGTCCTTGCCTACCGGGTGGGAGAATTACTTCAACAGCAGACGCGCGGGGCGAAATTATGGGCTCGAAATCAAGTGTTGGTGCGGTGAGAAACCGCCCGCGTCAATCTACGGTGTGAATCATCCCATGTACAACTATCAAAAATGGCGTTGGCTTTCGGTGCATCTCGCAGGGCACACCAAAGCCGACGCGGTCAAAGCGCGTCGCATCCAAGCCGACGAAAAACGCCGCAACAACAAACGCAAGCGAGCCGCGTGATGCCGTACCTTTCGCTGACCGAGCGTGATGCCTTGCTCGGCCCGGTCGACGCGCCCGTTTGCTCGCGTTGCGGTCAACCCGTTCGCAAGGGCTATTGCCGCGAGTGCGACGAATTTTTTTTCAAGTGTGAGCTCTGCAATTTGCCGCACGGGCACGAGGGGCATCGCACCTATGAGCGGTGAACGGGCGCGATGCGATGCCAGAGCACACCGCACACGGTACACTCTAAAATTTTAGCGTTGTAGGCCGATTCGACCGCGGGCCCGGTGTGACCGAGCGGGCAAGCGACGCAATCCTCGGGGCTCGGGTCGAATTGAACCTCGCTGAGCATCTTGGCGTGTTTGGCCGACGGCGTGAACGGCCCGACGATTTCGAGATTGAGCGCGCGCGCGGCGACCTCGGACATAAGGCCGTCGAGGAAAAATTCCCGCCGCGTCGTGCGCCGTGGTTTGCGATTTGTTTTCGTTTTCATTTTGCTGGTACTCTTAGAGCACCCCATCTCCGCGGTTAACCCTTCAGAATAGTCCTGCCTGACCACTACAGGGGAATCTTGTTGGCGCGAGGTTCCCCTATTTTTTCCCGCTGAAACCTATCCGCCGCAACCTATCCCGCTGAAACCTATCCGGTCGGCGTCGAGCCGTTGCGCACGAGCGCGATGTCGAGCCGCAAAACCTGAATCCGGCGGCCTTTGATTCCGTCACGTTTCCAAATCTCGCGCAAGCCGCGGGCCGCCGCGGTCTCGAATGAGGATGCATTGACGGTCGCGCTCTGGAAAGCCTTGTGCGCGACGACGTTCGGGAAGAATGCCGCGACCTTGTAGGCTTTCATCGGAGCGCCGCCTTTCTGCGCCGCCTTTGCGCGGTTCGCCATGCAAACTTGGCACGATAGTCGCGCCACCAATGCCAACCCGCGAGACACGCGAGCACAAACAAGACGAGGCCGAGGCCGAGCCCTAAATCGACGGCGATGTCCTCGATGCCGAGGGTATCGAACAAAAACGCGAGCCCGAGCCCGCTCAAGCCGCCTAGCGTCATGCTCCCTACTACCTGCAATCCGGTGCTAATTGTCGTATCCATACACCCACCCGCTCCTCTTCCCCGACCTGGGCCCGCCTGCGGTCGGCCCACCCTCGCCCTCGCCGCCTGTGCCGCTCTTGGGCTCGTCGGGCGGTGTGTTGAGGTGTTCGGCGAGCTCGCCGAGGTGCCGCAAGGTTTGATGGCCGAGCACATAGAGCGCGGCGAGCGCGTACACTTCGAGGTCGAGCGCCTCGTTGCGCGCGCGCATCTTGACGTACTCGCGCACGACGCCGCGCCCGCGGCGGTAACGCCGAATCGCTTTCTCCGCGGTCAATTGCGCGATGTATTCATCCTCGGCCCACTCGGGCAAATGGATATAGCCGGGCCCGGGCGACGCGATGCGCAAGCGGGCAAAGATTCGGTCCTTTGCGGTGTCGGTGCCGACAGTAAACAATTTGACTTGGTAACGGTTGTTGGTCGTGTAGCGCCCGAGAATTTCCTTGCCCGCCTCGCTCGAACCTTTCAGGCAATACACGCGGCGATGCCCGCGGGCCTTGCAAAACTTGTAGACCTCTTCGGTGTGCAGGCCGCCCGAGTCAATCATCGTCGCGGAGATTTTGACCATGCGCCCGCTTTGGTGTTGGAATTCCTCGCCGAGAAACGCATCGAGGTCGTCCCAAACATTTGTTTGCCCGGGGTCGCCGTAGAGAAGTTGGTAGGCAATGAGCCAAGATTCCTCGCCCGCGCCCCATCCCTTGATGACGCATTCGAGGCGGTCGCCCTGCACGTCGACGCTCGCGGTGAGCAGGCCCACGCCCGGCGGAACCTCGGCGACTTGCTTTTCGAGGCGGGCCTTGAGCCCGAGGGCCTCGACACTGTCGCCCTCTTCTTCCCACGTTTCGCCGAGCCGCAGATTGATAAATGCTTTCAGTTTTTCCGGGTTCTTTTGCGTCGTCGCTTCGTTCCACTCTTGCGCGAGGTCGCTCCAGTTATCGCGCCAAGGCGAATACAATGCCGAGAGATGGAAACCCACGACAGGCCGGGTCGGGAATTCTGGACGCCATTCGCCCGCGTTCAACATGCGATGCTTGAACCGTTCGGAAATTTTTTGCTTGCAGTTGGCGCAAATAAACGCGACGGAATCTTTTACGATTTGCCCGCCGGGGTCGCGCTCGAAATAGAGCCGATACTCTTTCGTCTCCGGGTCTCGCCACCAAAGGATTTGCATGAATTGACAGAATGGACATGGAACGAAAAAGCGCCGTTTGTCGCTGCGTTCGAAATCTCGCTCGATGCGCGAGATGCTTTTCGGTTTTGCGGGTGTCGAACCTTTGACAATTTTATAATCCGCGTAAGTGTCGGTGCGGCGCGTGCCGATTTCCAGAGGGTCGCCCTCGCCCTCGACATCAAGCGGGTATCCGTCCACTTCATCGAACAAAACTATGGGCACGGGGTCGCTCCGCAATCCCGCGCCCGTGTTCGCTCCGGTGAGTTTCAGGAAACCGCCGGGAAATTCTTTCAGAGCAAGCGTATTCCCCGGGCGGCGCGATGTCGGGTCTTTGATTCTGTCCCGCAAGACGGGGCAGTTTTCAATCATTGGAGTAATGCGCTTTTTTCCGTAGTCCTTCGCGTTGTCGATGGTCGGTTGAACGAGCATGATAGGTTTCGGGTCCGCCTCGATGTAATAGCCGACGATGTTATTTAGCACCCCATCGGAAAAGCCGACCTGTGTGCATTTTTGTATGACTATCTCGTGAACGCGCGGATTCAAAATAATATCCATCATTTCGATTTGAAATTTTTCGGGCACAAACGGGCCGGGCCGCGAGGTCGTGCCTTTGGGCATGTAGCGATTGCGCATGGCCCACTCCGAGACGGTCATATCGGTCGGCGGTTCCCAAAGCGCCATCGCGCGACTCGCCGCGGCGTGCAAATTAGTCAATGCGCTCGGGTGTGTTTCCATCGGCGGCCTCGTGTCCGTTCTTGCTCAACGTCGTGAGCGTTGCTTTTAATTCCTTATCCAAGCGGGTCTCAATCTGCAATCTATCTTCGCCGACCAATTGCGCCGCGAGCCGCGAGGGTAGCGCCAAAATTCGCGCCTTGGTCACGACGACAATTTGCATGATGGTTTTCTCGACATCGTCGAGCGAAACGAATTGCCCGCGCTCGCGCGCGAGCTCTAATTGTTTGAGGTCGGCCTCGGCGGTTAAAAGTCGGAGCCGCACATCGCGCTCGGTTGTCACGGGTGCGGTCGGGTCGTGCGCAAGACGCGCGCGCGTCTTGAGTTTGTTTTTCAGATACTTGATATACCAGAGCATGCAGTTGCCGAGGTCGTACTTTCCGCGGCCCTCCTGCGGCATTCCTTCTTTCGCGAGTTTGTGGATGTACGAATCTTCGCATTCGAAAATTTTCCCGAGCTCTTGGGGCCCGACAATCGGCATTTTCCCTCGTTAATTAATAAGTACTCAAAACAAACTGTCTTGACCTATCGGTAAACCGTTCACTAGTCTCCACTCGCGCTCGCCGTCACCCGCGTTCGGGTGGGTAGCTCCAAGGACCCGTGCTTTCCGAATCCAAACGGTGCGGTGTGACATCTCTTTCGATGTGACGCCACTTCACGCCGCGCACGATGCGATGTGCTGTCGACTTGCTCACGCCAAACATACGCGCGAGTACTGCGAGCGAATGCGAATCGGCAAGCCTGAGCATCGTGCGCACGTTGTCGTCGGTGAGTTTGGCATTTGTACAATCGGTGCCGTGTCGTTTCATCGCGCTCACGCTTTCACGATTCGGTCGACCAAAATATGTAGGTGTGCCTGCACGTCTTTCAATTCGGGCATTGCTGCGATTACATGGTTGCGCGCGTGGTATAGCTTGGCAATCAGCATCCGTTCGGACAGTTGGCCGTCAACGTAAGCATCGACGAGTTTGCAAAACATCGCACACGACAATTTGAGCAATTCTATTTTGTTTGTAGGCTCGTCGATTCGTTCGGCGTGGGCGATTGCCTTGTCGTTTGCAACGAGCAGAGCATCGCCGACGATGCAATCATCGGGCGCGATTTCGGCGAGCTCTGTCGCTTTGGAATTGTACGGCAATTGTTTTTGTTTGCCGTCCTCGTTGACGATAAGGATTGCAAACGGTGTGCCCGGTTTTAGTTTCACGAGCTCGATGTATCCGCCGACCGCGTCTTGCATTTCGGCCAAAGCAAACGTGCCGTTTGTTTTCGGCTTGATTTCGTGAGTCGTGCCGTCGGTTTTAAGAATTGTGCCGATTTGCATTTTCGTCTCCTTTCGTCAACGGAATCCGCTTGCGGAATCCGATTTCGAGCGATTTTTCGTTGAATACCTGCACCGCGGCGTCGCCGATTTCAAAACCGAGCGACTGGCAAAGCAAATCGAGATAAACAAAAACGTCGCCGAGCTCTTTGCGCAATTTTTCGCGCAATTGGATGTCGGTTTCCTTGTTGCCCGGAATTCCATCGCGCAAACGATTGAGTTTTTTCGCGACGTTCGCCGCTTCGCCTAATTCGCCCAATGCCGCGAGAAACCAATCGGATGTCGACCAAGATTCGAGCCTGTGACCGAATCCGAATGGACTTTCGCACCGCGCGCGATTGATTTGCGCAAATTCTTGAAAAGTTAAATTGCTGCTCATGCGGTTTTTTCCTTTTCTGTGGCGATGCGCGGTTTGCGCGGTTTTGGGATTTTGGTTTTGATTTCCTCGGGCGGAAATTCGAAACCGATGGTTTGCGGATAGACTTCGAGCTCGTGCGCGAGTTTTCGAAGCATCGTCGGCACGTTGCGCATTTCCTCGGCTTGTCCGCACATCTGAATCGTTTGCACGCCGTTTTCCTTAGCGAACAAAATCACGATTTCGGCGGATAGCGTCGAGTAACACATCGCCGCAAGTTTTTCGGCTTTGCGACCGAGCGCCGTTTTTCCTTTTAGGCTTTCCATGATGGCAAACTCGCAATCGTCAATTCTTTGTGCATCTCTTCGTAAAAAATCGTCGGGAATCGCAAGCGAATCACTTCGACGATGCGCTCGCGAAAGGTCATTCTCGGTCGCAACGGAATCGTGCGCTCGAAAGCGTAAACGATAGTGATGTCGCGTTTGCCGGGCCCGGTTCGCTCGAAAACGCCGATGCCCGGGATGATAAACGTGCGTTTTTTGCCTTTGCCCGAGGCGAGCGCGAGGTTCGTATAGCGGAATGAGCGCGCGACCGGGTCGGAAAAATTCGGGCGAGCGGGCGAGCCTGTAATCGGCACCGCGAGCCCTGAGCCGTGAATCGGTCGCTTATCGCCGCCAAATCCCGACTCGAAAAACGGCAACAAAATCGGCGCGCCTTGCACGCGGTTGTCGATTCCGATTACCGCGGTTAAATCCTGCGGCGTCGAATATTTCATAATTTTGACGCGCCGGGCGATGAACGTTTTGCGGAGTGTGAAATGCGACTGTACTTCGGCGCGCCCCGCGTCGCGCGCCTCGGTCGCGGTTCGCCGAATCGCGTTATTTGCCGCAAATGGAATTTGCCGCAAAACTTTCGCGGTCAATGCGAACAAACTCGAAGCGTCGACGGTAATTTGCGCGCTCATACGGGCCCGCCTGGCCCGACCGAGTTTTCGAGGTCGGCTTTGATTCCATTGCGCTCGTCTTGCTCGTTGCGCGACTCGCACCAAGCCTCAAGCATGTCGGCACCTTGTTTCCCGCATCCGTCGACGACGTATTTGAGCGCGAGCGCGAGCCGCGTCATGCGAAATGCAATCAGGGGATGCGCGAGCGCGCCCTCGTTCACCAAATAATTAAATCGTTCGTCGGTCATGGTTTTTTTCCTTTCGCTTCCAATCATCTCGGCGATTTCGGCAAAAACGCGCTCCCATTCGCCATCGTCGGCGCGCCATAGTTCAATGGCGCGGAGCCGCAATCGCTCGGCGATTTCGCGCTCTTGGTCCTCGCGACTCGTCGCCGGGCCGGGCGGAAATTCCGAAATCGTGCTCAAATTGGAGCGCGTCGGCGTTGTTGGCAATTGCTTCGCGTCGTTGCTCGCGGATTTTTGGAATGTTTTCTTCATGGCGTTTTGGTTTGGTCCGCATCGTGCTTTTTTTTCCTTTCTCACCCGGAGTTTTTTCCTGCTTTTCCACACTGACAACAACAGCAAGATTTCTAATGGGCTGATTCTTGGTTTTCTCTTAAGAATTTCGCGCGCGCGCGTTCTTAGATAAAAACCGCTCAAATGTCCTACCTGCCCGGACAAACGTGTCCGCTCTGCCCGGACATTTCGGGCTAGTACCTCACCCCGTTTGCTCATGCTTTGCACTGGCCATCCTCACGGGTTGCGGCCCGTTGAATAACGGAATTTGTCGGGCGCGCGTTCTGAATTGCTCCGCGATGCGCACGCGGAGCCCGCGCCCGATATAGTTTTCGGTTTCGATGAGATTGGCCGCGCGTAACTGCACGAGCCATCGCCTAACCGTGCGCTCGCTCACCGCGCTCGTCGCCGCGAGCGATTGCTCGGTCATGGGTTGCCCTCGGTTTACCCAACCCTCGGAGTTTGCCGCGTTGACAAATGCGCGCATGAGAAAATAAGCCGCGCCGAGTTTGCGAAATTCTAGGAATTCCAAGTCGGTCTCGTTTCAAAAAAGATTGAGTTGCCCGCCCGCGGTCGACGGTGTCGGCGGTGTGTGTGGCGGCGCTTGGTGATGGCCGCGCGATTGCCGCTCGCGCGCCTCGCGTTCGTCTCGCAGGGTCCGAAAAAACGTCAACGGCACGAGCATTTGTTTTTCAAATCCCTGCTTTTTATACCAAGGCATTTCCTCGAATTGCGCGATGAGCCGCTCGACCGGGCACGTCTCGTCGACGTTTTGCCATTTGCAAATGAGCCGCACGGTGTCGATTTCGAAATTGAGGTAATGCTCGAAAATTTGCTTGTTGAATCCGAAACCTCGGCCTTTGCGCCAATAGTGTCGGATGTGGTTTCGCTTGCACAGGAGCACGCCGCGGCGCTCATAAGTCGCAATCGTGAGCGGCGCGCCGATTTTGTCTTTGAGGCTGAGCCTGAGCAATTGTTTACCGTCGACGCGCTCGATGTACGCGAAATTGCCGTAGTCGTCTTTAAGCGGATTGCCGCGCGTTGGATAAATCATTTGCATCAAAACCTTTCGAAAATTTCGAGGATTTGTTGGAGCTCACTATCGCTTTCGTAAAAGACATGGAAAGCCGCATCGCCGCGTAGAGAAACGCCCGCGGCGACCTCGGCGAGCATCGTCGCTCGTCGATTCGGGCGGGCGTTAACGCCGTGAACGGGGCAATTTGCTTCGTTATCGACGAGCAAAAACGCGGTGCGGGCGAATTCCTCGCCATCGCCTTCGGTTGCGTGGATGATGGCCGCGGCGTCGCGGTATTGGGGTGGAAAATTGCTCGGGCGGCGCGCTCGGACCATGACCGGAATTCCGCCTAAGACATTGCGCCAATCGAGTTTGCTTAACTCGAATGCATTGCGAACGATTTCGAGGCGGTCGTCGGCCCGCATGACAATCGCCGCGCACCGGATAGCAGGCCCTAAAACTATTGTGCTCATGGCTCGGCCTCACGAGATAACGGGCGAGTCGCCGAATTTGCCGCTGAGCCACGCGGCGATGGCCTTGACCGCGGCGAGCCGCCATCGCCCGCCGTCGCCCTCGAATAGCGCGAGCTCCGCGCCGTCCTCGTTGCCATGCGCCCTGAAAAGGAATTCGGAGACGACTTGGTCGATTTCCGCAAACGTGCGATAGGGCGCGAGGTTCACGCGACCGCGGAGCGTTTCTTCGCTTTTGAGCGTGACGCCCGCTTTCATTTGCACGGTTTGAGAGATGCCGTCGTCGGTGTCGGTGCGCTCGCGACCCGCGGAAATCGCGCTCGCGATTTTGAGGATGTAGTCGAGGTCCTTCGCCATCGAGCCGTCGTCGTTTTCGATTTTGACGCGCTGGAAACTAGTGTGCGCGAGGATGATGAAAGCCTCGGGATTCATAAACGTCGCATATTTGAATTTGCCGACCTGGGCCTCGGGATACTCGGCGCGCGCAAAAACCCGCAAGCGCCCGTATTGGTCAAGGTCGGCCTCGGCGAGTTGCACGACGGTCGGCGACAGAACATGCACGAGCACCGCGGCCTCGCTGTCTTTCACATCGTCGAAATTTGCGTCCCACAAATCGACGAGCCCTTGCAACGTGCTCACGGCGAGCGGTTTTTTCTCCGGCGGCGCGAGCAGGTGCAAGGGCTTGCTTGTGTAGCTAATCGACTCGGTCGGCGTGAATTCCTTGACCTCGCCGAGCGATACGATTTTGTCGATGGTTTCAGGTGTAAGCATTTTTGGCCTCTTTTTTCCTTTCCGCGCCGTAGCGCGTCACATCACATCTTTTTTTTTGTCGTTTGCCGCGGCGCTCTTGCCGTCCGTCGCTTCAAACAAGCGGGATTGTTTGGGGTCGTGCGGAATCGCGATGAAATTCGTGCCTTTGCGCGATAGGAACATCATTCCGTTCGCCGCGTTGACGGGCGCTTGCTTGGATTTGCACGCGAAAATTATTTTGGCGCCGCTGCGGTCGTCGAACGGTTCGAAGGTAAATTCAAAAGTGATTTTGCGTTTTGCTTCGGCGTCGGTGTTTACGTCGGCGATATTTTCCAGCACATAGGCGAGCTCGCGCTGGAAAACCTCTTCGACGGCACCGTTACAAATATTGTCGAGCGTGATTTGTTCCGGTTCCATTTTTTCCTTTCATTGCGGGATTTGCGGCGCGCCGGGTTTGTCTTTGCTCGGCGGCGTGGGTTTGTATTTGTCGCCGACTTTGGTCGGGTCGGCGGGCTTGTTGCCCGCGGTCGGCGGCGGCGATGGCGGTGTCGACGGCGTCGACGGGTTAAATAACCGTTGCGGAAAATCCTGTTGGCGGTAGTGGTTTAGTAGGTACGGGAAGATTCACCAAAACGGAAAGAATCGTCGAGGGGTCGCTCTCGACTCCGCTTGGGCCGACCGCTGTCACGAAATAACACCGCGTCACACCGTTCGGAATTCCGGGGCCGTCGGTGAACGTGAGCACCGTGAGGCCCGTGGAAATCACGAAAAATTGCGAGACCGGAGTCGCCGCGCAATTCGGCGGTTCGGGGTTGCCGGGTTGCCCGCCGAATTTGTAAACGTTGTAGGTGAGCGGGCTCGGTTGCGCGGGCGGAACCGTTTCCGGCGGAATCGGCGCGGGCGGTTGCGGCGCAACCCAAACGAGCTTGACCGAGTGCGTCGTGCCCGTTGAGTCGGTCGGTTTGGGTTGCTCGGGTCGTTTCAATCCTTTGTACTGCTCGTTTTCTTTCGCTTCTCTTTCTTTTTTTTCTTGCGCCGCGAGTGGCAGCGCAAACACCGCAATCGCAAAAAGCAAATACAGTTTTCTCATTCTCGTTTTTCCTTTCGGTTTTTTGGTGGGCCGGAAAATCTATCGCTCCTCTTCGGGGATGTGGTCGCTTACCTGAGTTATTTTTTCGAGCAAACTGTGTTCGACGAGCTCGTATACCGCGACCTCGGTCGGGCCGTCGCCCTCGACCGCGTCGGCGTTTGTCGAGAATGCTTCGAGGCACTCGGTATCCTCGTCACACATCCGCACGTAGATTTTTTTCGGGAATTCCATCGTCGTTTTTCCTTTCGGGTTGTTTCCGCCGGGCGAGCGGGATGCGCACGCGCGGTCGAAAATTTTGGTAGATGTCCTCAAGCGAGATTCGAAAACCGGAATCCCGCGCGAGCTCGCGAATCTCGAAAGCCGTCGAGGGTGACGGTGCCGCGACGCCGCGGAGCCAGTGGTAGACCGCTTGCGGGCTCACATCGAGTTGCTCGGCGAGCGTGGCCGTGCCTATTTGGTCGACAAACCGCCCGAGCTTCGATTTCCAGCGTTCGTCAATCGCGCGCATGGGTTTCCCCTTGTTTGGTTTTTTCGTCGCTCTGCGAGGCTGCAAATTGATTTGTCGGGGTTTCAGGCGAGCGCGGCCAAACGGTCGCGCCATGCCGGGCCGCCCATTCGCGACCGTGCCGCTCGCAATAGGTTCGCCGCGCGCGCGTAACCCGCCGGGTGAGCTTGCTCGATTCGTAGGTGTAGGTCGCCGCGTAGATGATGGGCTCGCGGCAAGGTTTCTTGGGAGACGACGACGAGCAGGCGACATATCCGCGCGCTCGAAGATGCTCGTAGTGTTTGAGGTCGTTTTCGCTGAGGGGAATTAGTTCGAAATCCGTCGCCGTTGACACCGTTGCACGCTCAATTCCGCGGCGGTGTTAGCGCCCCGCGTGTAACCGCGTGTAACTAGCACCGTTGCTTTGAGCGTTATGGCTGCAATTGCGAGAATGTAGAATCTATAACTTACGTGCTTTCAATACCTGCACTGAGTTCGAATCCCACCCTCTCCGCCAACCATAACGCCCTTTCTTTTCTACAACCTAAAAAAATCGCGCGCGCGCCGTGTAACTTGGCGTAACTGGCCCCAAAAGGAAAGCGAAACCGTCCTCGGCTTGAGCCAGTAGCCGCCGCCGGGTCTCTTCGCGTCCGCGATTGCCCTGTCGATTCGCGCGCCCATGTCGAAACATTCGTGGTCGTGATACTCGTCGAGCGAAAAACAAACCCGGTGACAGCGCGGGCAAACTCTTTCGCGGTAGGTCATACGGCCTCGACGCGGACGCGCTTGCGCTCGCAGAAATCGACGTAGCCGCCGCGACGGTACTTCGCCGCCAAAAGTTCCCAATAGCCGCCGAGCTCGCCCTCAAACGCGAGGTACAGGCGTTGCCCGTCACGCGACGCGCGGAGCACCTTGCCGACGACCGTTTGGCCTTTGAAAGAGATTTTCACCGCTTGCCCTTTGCGAAAAATCTGCATAGCTAAAAAAACCTCGGTTGCTTCTGGTCGGCGGCGATTCTTTCGCGCCGCTTCGCTTGTGACTTTGTGAGCATCTGAACCGTGTGCTCTAAACAATGCGCGAGCCGACCGCCGGAAACGGCGTGCCGGGTGATTCGCCTACATTTGCGGCAAAACTCTGTTGTTTCCGTAGTCGCCTTGGTGTAGTGCTCGTGTCTCATGCGGCCTCGATTCGCACGGGCCTTTGCTCGAATAGGTCGACGAATCCGAGCTCGTCGTTTGCGCACATCACGGGCATCATGCCGGGATAACCGCCGACCATCGCATCGAATTGCAGCATGAGCGACCGCCCGTTGCCCGACGCGAGCATCACGACGGCCCTCACCGTGCGCCCGCCGAGCGTGACCTTGACAAATTCGCCTTTCAAAAAAATCCGCATCGGTCGCCTCGTTCCAAAATGGAAAATAGGCGGGCAAACTTCGCCCGCCCATTCGCTCCTCTTCACCGCCCAAAATGTCGGTGCCCGCGCCCCGGCGGCCCGGCACGTCGAGCGTTTGCGGCCTCGGTCGTGGTAGGCATCCGCTCGGACGCGCCCCGCGTGCCCTCGCGTGACGCGCCGCTCGACGGTTTAATCCTCGACCGAGGCCGCAATTTTTTGCCCACTAGTTAACTCCCTTGCCCGAATGCCGCCGCGTGTCGCGCGGAGCGTCGAGCATCGCGAGCACGGGGTCGTTGCGCCAAGTGTCGCGCACCGCCTCGTCGATTCGTTTTTGTTTGGCTTCGCTGTGCCCGCTGTAATGCTTCTGCACGACGGCGAGCGTGTCGCCGAGCGCGTCGGCGACATCTTGCAACGTTTTGCCGGGTTGCTCAAGCAACGAAATCGCGAACGTATGCCGAAAGCGGTGCGCATGGCCGCCGACGATGCCCGCGCGTTTGAATAGGCCGGACAAGTACGCTTGATAGTCGCCGACCCGCGAGGTCAAAAGTTTGGTGCCGCGCCAGAAAAAATACTCTTCGCTTTCGCGTGGGATTTTGGCGAGGGCGTCGGTCACGACCTGGGGCAATTGCACCGATACCGCGCTCTTATTTTTGCCGCAGGTTAGAAAGACGCGCCCGTTTTGAATCGCGGCCACAGGGCAACCGACCGCGTCCGAAATCCGCAGGCCCGAATACCGCAGAAACAAAACGAGCGCCTGAGTGCGGAGCGCGTTTGCCTTTCTGTCGGGTTGCGCGGCGCGCACGATGTCTTTCGCCGCTTGCTCTAAAATTTGAAATTGCTCGCGGGGCTCAAAGCCTTTTTTCTTGGCCGTGGGCACAGGCCGCAAAGTGATTTTGCTCGTCGGGTCTTTGGCAATCCAGTCGCGATTGAGGGCGAATTTGAAAAATTGCCGCAGGTTTTCGGTTTTCTTGTTGGCCGCGAGATGACTGTCGCGAATGATGCGGCCCTCGCGACCGCGGCGCGTATCCTCGCGGTCGTTCGAAAACCATGTGCGAAAGTCGGCGACCAAATCCGGGTCGACTTGGTCGACATAGGTCGCACGACGGCGCGCGGCAAACGCGAGGAATTGCTTGTGCAAGGTTTTTTGTTTGCGCACGCGCTCTTTGCTGCGGTGCTTGGCGTCGGGGTCGGCGAAGAATGCGGCGCTCGCATCGGCGAGGGTGATTTGCTTGAGCGGTCGCGCGGCCACGATTGCGCCGCCCGAGGCGAGCTCGGCGATTTGCATGAGCGCGACGTTCCAATCGGTCGTGCGCAAGTTGCGCGGATTTTTGAGCGGCGAGCCGTCGGCCCAAATCGGGCAATCGCATTTCCAATGCTTCGATTTGAGCGGGCGAAATTCGCACGCGCGGACATGCCGACGATAGGGGTTTATCACTGCACACCCCCTAGTTGTTGCGCCGCTTCAATTTTTCGATAACTCGCAAGATGGCCGCCTCGGGGATGAGCAACGTGCGCTTGCTGCGTTTGCCGCGGCGCGCTGAGGTCAAAACGACGACGCCGTCCTCGTACTCGAATAGCTCGATTACTTTGGTGCGCGACAGGCTGAGCCGTTGCGCGACTTCTACGACGCGATACATCTGCGGAACCGCCGACATTTTCTCGTCGTGCTCGTGCTCGGTAATCATAATGCTCGCCTTGCTTCGTCATTTTGCGCCCGTATCCTTTCGAGTGATTTGCCTACTCAAAAGAGTATAAACCAAGCGCCTTGGTATGTACAGACCGCGAGTGCGCGGTAAGTACATGCCGCCGACGACCGTGCCTAAACTTTCGCGAGGGAAAAACAAGGGCCCCAGAGTGGGAGAAGAGTAGTTGGCCCGTGTCCCGCGGAATTGCTCGATTGCATTAATTATCGCAATTCCGTTTGAGACCATAGTCGCACTAAAACGCGCTGTCAAGATGCAAGCGCGAGGGTGCGCCGGGATACAATTGTGGAAATCCTGTAACGATTTAATACGATTGACAGAGGGTGACGTGCAAATCGCCAATGTTTACGCGGCAATGGCGAGTACTAGCAGCGCCCACACTTTTCAACAGTGTTTTCAAAAATTGGTTAAAATTTACTCGCTTTTGACATTTTTTTCTGATTCGGGTTTTCTGGTATGCCGCTGCACCCACTCGACGGAAAGCGTGATGAGCGCCCCGGTTATCATCCCGAGCAGAAAATCAAAAAGCGCGCCGTGTAACGGCCAAGACTGGGTATCAAACATTTGTCGCCTCAGTGTGGCCCGATGCGAATGTTTGCGAGATTGGTCCACCCGAGCGTGATGAGCAGGAGCCAGAGAATCAGCATCACGACGACGAAACCATTTAGGATAGCTTTCACTTTTTCATCCATCGGCAAGAAACGATTCGCGAAGTAGAGCAACACGCCGACAACGATGATGACCAAAACGACTTGGATAATTGGCATCGGTTTTTTCCTTTCCTAAAAACATTCGAGATAGGCCGCATAAATTTTCAGGTGCAGGCCGCCCGTACTTCCGGGGATTTGGCACGCCGCGGCGATGCGCGCCGCGAGGCTCGCGACATTCGTGCCGCTCGGGATTGCAAGCGTCTTGGTTTGCCGCGCGACCGCGCCGCCGCCGGGTGCCGCGGAGTCGAGCACGGTTTCCGTCGAACCAATCCACCCCGCGACTTTCCACGCGGGGATGGTTTGCGAGGGCGCGACCAAATCGTTTTGCGTGATTTCATAATCGACGACGAGGTTTGCGCCGCCGCCGCCGACGTTGCCCGTCATGCCCTCGACGAGCACGAGGACCTCGTCGCCCGTCGAGCCCGCGCAAATCAATTCCGCGAATGTCGTGTCGTTGCCGTCAATGATGTTCGCCGGGTTCAAACACTGCCCGGTGTAAATGTGATAGTCCGCGGTGAGCACGGTGCTGTCGTCATAGGTCGCGGTCGCATCGTGCGCGAAAGCCTTGAGCGTGAGCGGAACCGCGACCGAAATCGGCGACGAATAAAGCGTCGACGCGGTCGTCGGCGTCGAGCCGTCGAGGGTGTAATAAATCGCGAGGCTTTCGGCGTTGGTGAGCACGACCGATTGAGCCGCGGGATAGGTGCCCGGGCCGGGCGTCGCGACGGGCGTGCTCGCCTTGACGTGCATCGAGACGAATTGCGCGACCGTGCCGAGGGCCTTCCAGCGTATTGACGGGAAGGAAAGCGCCGGGTAAGCGAGCGCCGTGTCGAGCTTGTCGAACGTGGTCAACGAGCCAAACCAAAAGAATTCCGCGCCGCCCGTGGTCGTCGAGCCCGTATCAATTGGCGTCGCATTTTTCGCGGATTCGCGTTCGGTGAATCCAGTCGTCGAGGTCGTCGGCGTGTCGCCCTCGCTATTCTCGGCGAACGAAACAAAATTGTAGGAGTTGCCCGTGTAACCGTTGTTGACGAATGGCGCGGTGAACGTGAGCGCGGTGTCGCCCGGGTTTGCTTCGGTGTGCGAAAGCGAATTCAAATACAGAATTTCGCCGCTATCGGGCGAGACCTCATGCACGCTAAGAAACAATGCCCCGGTCGCGGGTGCGGTCGCGGTGAATCCGGTGAGCCCGCCCGCGACGGGCGATTTTGAAAACATCGTAACTTGCAAGTCGCCCGAGCTCGACAAATTGCGCGAATAAAACGGCGCGACCGGATTCAAGGCCGAATCTTTCAGCGTGAGCGAGACGGGCGAATTCGTTGCGGAAAAATTCGTCGCATCGAACCATGACGCGACCGCGACGATGAGATTGCCCGCGGTCGTCGGGCTCGGGAGCGTGACCGAAACACTCGTGCCGCTCAAGACAAACGCGCTTTTGCTTTGTACGAATGCGGTCACAGGCTCAAATCTCCGGGTGTGGCGCTCGTGAATTCATAGCGACCGGGCGCGAGCGTGCCCGCCGCTTCCATTTGAATCGTGAACGATTGCGCAAAATAACTGTCGCCCGCCGCGGTCGTCGAAAAGATTTCGACGACGACCGGATTGCTCAAAGCGGGGTCGTCGGTCAAGTGTTGATTCGCGGTATAGGTAAACGGCGAGCTCGCCGGGTCGTAGGTCCGCGAAAAGGAAATCGCCGGAATCGAGACGACGACTTTGAACGTTTGCCCCGACTCGCCCGCGATGTCGGTTTGGTCTTGCGGAACCATCACGACGCCCGCGGTTTGCGTGAGCCGATTGCGCGAGCTCCACGTCAAAACCAAATCGCCAATGATGCTCGCGGGCCGGGTGCCGTATGCGTTGCCGTTGATTCGCAGATTGCCCGGCGGATAGGGCCGCAAGTAGCGCGAGCGCGTGGTCAAATCGTTTTCGAGCGCGTCGCT